ACTCAGGCCCAGATGTTGGGTCAGCTGTGTATTCATCAATTATTTCTTCATCTACATTATTATCTTTCATTTCTTCCATCTTAGGAGTATCTTTTTTATCCATTTTTTCAAGTAATTTTTTATACTTGGCCATGGATTTTTCAAGAAGTTTAATTTCAGATGTCATCTCTTTCATCTTACCTTTATCCATCATATCATGATAAGCTTCATCTAAACCTTCCATATTGAGTTTCTTCTTACGAAGGTCAATAGCTTCTTGAGTTTTAGTCATTTTAGCTTCTAAAGCAGCTCTGTTGCCTGCTTCATCAATTTCACGGATATATTCTTGTATGGATTCTCTAATAAGTTGTCTAAGTTGGGTTATTTGATTCATTATTTAAATGTTTTGTTTAATTATAAATATGGTTAAATCAATTAAGATTTATGAATTTTTAATAGTAAATTACCTGTTCCCTTAATTACTCTATGATATAAATGTCTAGGTATATGAATTGGTTGATTCATTGAAGTAGGTAACTGATTGTCAAGTTGTAATTTCCAATTGGTTTCACCTAAAATTTCAACAGTTCTGTTTTCATTATCACGATGCCACATTAACTCAATTGGATCTATATTTTCATTAAATTCACGAATAATATAGGTGTTTGTAACTTCTATATCTTTATACGGCTTCATCTTCTTTAGGTAAAAACCAATTTGAACACCACTTGCTAGGATCTTTTATTTGATTACCTTCATCATCTACTAATTCAGCAGTGCCTTTATAGTCTTGGTATTGTTTGTTAGAACACATATGTTTTTCATCTTCAACATAATAATACTTACAAACATGACATCCAAAACCTATTGGAGAAAACATGTAAGGAGGATATTCTTCTCCTTTATGTTCTTTTAATCTATTTTTAGATACCCAATCTGTTACATTAAAATCTTTTTTCATTATGACCAAGGTTTATAAGTTGTTTTACCATTTACTCTAACTGCTTTAAGAATTTGCTTTCTTTGACGTCCAGTAGATTCATAGGAAACATGAACCCAATCAGGATTATTATCATCACCAAATTCCCAAATCAATTGATCAAAATTAAGATTATTCTTAATATAATCAAATACCATTTTATTTGTTATTCCAGTAGTCATACTATCTTGATCCAAATCTAATGCTTCACCACTACAGTGTTGAGATGTGGCTGAAGAACCTGGGGTAGCATCATTTAAAGCTTTAGAGCGATATCCTGAAGATACGTTAATTGGCTTTTGAAAATGCTCTCGTATTGGTTGAAATATATTTTGTGCTACTAGTTTTAAGTTAGCAAGGTGTTCTGCTGTAGGTATGTTATCTATACCAAGTCTTTTAGCAGTACTAGATTTAGTAACTTCTACTAATGTTAAGTTCGCTGATAATTGTGTCATTATTCTTCTGATTTTTTACTTCCAAATGCAAATTTTTCTACTGTATTACCAAATAAAGCAGCAATAGTAATATACTTAACTGCTTCTACTAATTCAGGAGAGGGTGCTACATCTAATGTTGAAAATGAATTTGCTGTCATAGTGCCTGCTAAGAATAAAAAACCTAAGAAACCAATTACTCTTTTAGTTGATACGCTACCAGTATCTCCAGATAGCATGTTAATAAAGAAATTTTTCATATGTATTATGTTTTAGTTTAAGGATATAGCTTTTTTTTCAAAAATATCATCATATTTAACATTAAAAGGATTATACCAAGTTAATGATTGTTTTGATTTTTTGCCTAATTGATAAACAAAACCTAAAGAAACTCTATAATAAGTATCATTATCTGAGTATAATTGAGAGTAACCGTCTAAATCATCTCCTAAATAATAATTATAATTAAATTCTAAATTAATAGAACTTCTATTTGATATTTTATATCTAGTTCCTACATAAAAAGGTATAACTAAATCTGTTTTTTCAATAGTATATTCTTTTTGTGGAGCAGTGACATTTGTTTTAAAGTTAATAACACCTAAACCTGTGCTAAAATAAAAAAGAGTATTTTTATAATTATCTAAAAGTCTAATATTACCTATTTGAAATTGAGGAGCAATATCTACATACCAATTAACCTTAGTATTATACAAAAGATTTTTACCAGTGCCAGTAAATTTAGTTTTATATAAATTTAAATTGGTTGAGATGAATGGTGATAATTGTTTATTTAATTTTAAACCTAAATCAAAATTAGATGATATAGATGTTTCAAATAAATCATTATCTACTCTATCAAAAGTACCATAGGTAAATCCTATATTAGGTTGGATAGACCAAGTATTAAAGTCTCTTAATTTATATTTTTTAGCTTGATTTAAATCATAATAATATATAGTATCATAATCAGATGAAATACCACAAATTAAAGATTTTTTACTGGATAATTCTTTTATAGCTATTTGTAGTTTATCTACTTTTAGACTAGATTTTTCAACTACTACTTGTAACTCAGTATTCTGTATTAAAAGTGAGTCACTAGCTTTAGTTAGTTCTTCAACTTTAACATTATGAACTTTATTTAAACTATCAATATATAATTTAAGTTTAGCGAATTTATTATTAATGTCTCTAGCTTGAGACAATTTCATAATAACTAAAGTGTCGCCCTTATTAATCTTGGTTATCGGATACTTCCGTTGGGATAACGAATTGAAAGGCAATGCCATCATCAATAATATCGTTATCAACAGAGGTTTTAGGAGCTGATAGGATTGGTTTTTCATTTTTTACTTTAACTTGTTTTAAATTAAGATTTTCGCTTTTTAAACCAGCATTCTCTAATTTAAGAGATTTATTCTCAACAGTGAGTTTATCGTTAACTTTAACTAAATGAACATTGTCTTCTACTACCTCAACATGACCTGTGCCTGTCCTAAAGATTGTAAAGACAATAAAAAGTAAAACACTAAATAAGACTCCAAAAGTTAATAATGTTTGTTTTCTCATCGGTTATTATTATAAGTTGATCTCATTATAATATCTTTTAAGTCTTGTAACGCTTTTGTATTGTTATCAAGAACAGCTTTCATATTAGCAGCATCATTACGAATATAATCATTAAGCTCTTTTTGTAACTCATCTACACGAGTCTTTAATTTATCTTCTGATGCTATTTGTCTCTTTAATAGAAACCAAAGTGCAGCGCCTAAACCAAGTGTAATAACACCCAAAGCACCATATTGTGTGAGTGTTTCAAATACACCAAACGATTCAACTTGTAAAAGAATAGTGTTCATCATTTATCTTTTTCCTCCAATTTTTTTCTTAAACGGTCTTGTTCATCTAAATTACGTTTAACAAAAAACCAACAAACTGCTCCTAAAGCTAATACAATTAGACCTAAGGCACCGTAGTTTGATAATTGCTCGAAAACTCCAAAATTTGGTACTACTGCTGTTGTATCCATGATTATATATATTTAATTTTTATTTGGTCTTACCCCATTTTTTACCTTTCCCTGGTTGCTTACATTGAGAAGGAGTTGGACGACATGACGGGTATTTAGAGCGTTTTTCACCCTCTTTTCTACCACATGCTTTGCATTTTCCGTCTCGACAAGTATTACAATCAACCCAACCACCTTCTTTACCAGGTGTACCTGAGCGTTTAAACCATTTATGAAGTGATTCGTCTTCTTTTATACCTTTCCAAATTTTACCTTGACGGCATCTAACTACAGCACCAGATTTATAAGCTGATGGTTTATCAAACTTACGGTCAGCTATACGTAAACATCTATCCCGTTTAGCTTTTTCTTCTAAAAGAAGTTGTTTAAGTATGTCTATAAGCTTAGTCATTATATACCTATATTTAATAATTTAGGTTCAGCTTTAAATTTAATTACACCTCTAATTTTAGAAATATTATCAATAATTTGTTTAACAGTTTCTTCATCAAACTTACCCGCTTTTAAATAAGGATAAGGATCAATTTTAACTGTTAAAATATTATAATCATGTCCTGGTGTAGGTAAATTTGGAGTATATTGTTTGGCGTCAATAGTGGTAACTCCAGTTATTGATCTAATATCTGAGAGGATCTGTGTTTGTGTTTTGATGTATGTGTCTGTCACTAACAGACCATCAATTTTATAAAGCTTTGTAGCAGAATCCTCACGTAATGTTTTACGTATTTCTTCCTTAATATATCTTTTAAATTCGTTTCGAGTCATTAGTTAAGACACTTTAATTTATATAAAGTTGAATTCACTAATGTTACCATTTCATCTACTTGATTGTCAAGATAAGAATCAGTGATTCCTTGACGTAGATCACCTATAGTAGCACACAGTGCTTCAAAATATTGAATCACTTGTTGTTTATTAGTATAGTTCATTAAAGCAAATCCAGTATATCCATTCATAATACCATATTTACCTTGATAGCTTTCTACAAAACCATCAATTAAATCTACAATACCATCATAATAATCATTCAATGCTTTATGTTCAGCAAATGAATTAGTTTGCAAATGGAACACATGAGCCTGTGTTCTTGAATGCATTAAATAAGATACTAATTTTGAGCAATGTTCCATATTACCAATATCCTGAGAATGTTGTTTTAAATCCTAATAATTTTGCATAACGAGGTAAGCGACAAGACCAATAACTAGGTTTTGTTCTATCTTTTTTATTAGCACAATCATGACGTTTAGCAAATGCTTGACGTGCTTTTGGATTGTTTAATTTAGCTCTTAAGCCTCCACCAGCCATACCAAATGATACTTTTTTAACACCACCCCCAGGTTTACGAACATAAACATAGAATTTTTTAGATCCACCACGTTTTGGTTTACCTATAGCTGGTTGTTTTTTATCTTTAGCTTCATCAACCTCTTCCATTTCTAATAGTAAATCTAAAGGTACTACTTTATTTTCATACATTCCAAATTTACCTAAATCAGTTTCCGTAACTAATTCTTTATCTACATCATTTAAATGAATAGCTTTACTTTCATGTAATTTACGAGCTTCAGACCATAAATTTAAAAATGCTTCTGAACCATAACGAAAAGTATTCTCAGTAACGGCTAATTTATTATCAATATGATATTGCATGTTTTCTGAGATGAGTGGTTTAGTTTCTAAACTTTCGTTTAAAACAGGACCAGGATTACCTACATTTTCACATGAATGGCAGCCACAATTACATTTATCCTTTTTAGGAGGTGTAGCTAAAACTTCACGTATAAGTCGTTGTATTCTATTCATGGTGATAAATATTATTTAGGTTCTATATAAATAACAAATCTACATCTAATTTTATTATCTTTACCTATAAAAAATGATTTACTATCTTCTGATGTTTTTCCTGTTAAGATAGAAGACATTATAAATTTTTTAAGATCTAAAGTTTCTAAACCAGATTCAATTTGTTTAACCAGTACCTCTGATCCACCTGTTGATTCTATTTCATCTACTATTTCATCACCTAGAGATAATTTACGCAACATTGCACTAGCAACTATCCTGACTTGAATATCATTAGATGAAGTATTAGTTACAAAAGCGTAGAATTTATTAGGATCATCAGTGTAAAAGCTAGTTTGAAGTTGAGTATTAATTTTATTTCCTTGACTTGATTTTACCTCAACTATAGTTTTATCTCCAATAGTAATATCCTCACCTTTACCTCCAATTTCTTTTGATTCTACGTTTTTAGAAATAGAATAATTTTTTAAAGCATTTTCTACTTCTCTTCCTTTATTAGATAAATCTTTATCTACATATTGTTTCCAATTTTGTATAGTATTAACAACATTAGGAAATACTTTTTTAATATCACCTAAATCATATTGTTCGTATGTTAATTTAGCTAATTCAGTGTATGACTCTATTTTTGTAACTTTTTTATCTTTACTCACAGTGTCTTTTATAAGAGGATCTAATTCTGTTTCTTTATCAACTTCATTTAAATTAACATTTAAATTTTCTAATAAATCAGCTAAAAGATTGATATCATGCTCATCATTTAAGTCAGGATATCCTTTAGGGAATTTATACGCGTATTTTTTAAAAAATAAATCTAAACTATCCATTAGGCAGGAGTTTCTTCAGGAGTTTCTTCAGTTGGAGTTTCAGGGGATGGGGATTCTGGCGCTGGGCTTTCAGGAGCAGGTGCCTCAGCAGGTGCTTCTGATTTTTCTGGGGTTGGTCTTGCTCCATAAGATAAAATTCTAGCTATTGCTTCAATACAATTTTGTTCCTCATTTATATTCAACAAATAATATTTTTTACCTTCTACTTTAGCAATCCAAGTTCTATCAGTATAAATTAAATAGAATACTTGATCATTAGCTAAAATAATACGAAATGTAGTAGGACGTGGAGCAACCCATTCAATGTCCTTTAAAAACAGTTCATATTGATCTGTTAGTAATTTTATTATAGTATCTTTAAGTGTAGGAAATTTAACTAGAACAGGAAATCTTTCATTGTCTAATGAAATAGCGGAAGGACTGTCTATGTCAACCTCAGTTGATTTAGTTACATCTGAGTAAATAGATTTTACTAGATTTTTGATTTTATCTTTAAATTCGCTTTTAGTCATTGGATATAGATACTATATTTGAATAATCTTCCATAGTAAGAGTTTTACCTTGTTTAGATAACTCGATAATATTTTCTGCTACTTTATGTAGATCCATATCAGTTTGAGCATCTTCCTTAGCAAATTCCATAATACGAATTAACAAAGGAATATCCAATGATGCGGTATCTATTGGATTTTCCTTTGCTGTGGGTTCCATTAAAGCTTTTTTAATGGCCTCTTTAATTCGGAGTTTGTTTTCTTTCATAGCTACAGATTCAGCTCTTTTAAAAGCTGCTCCGGTCATCACCTTTTCAGCATCGGCTCCATATTTTTCAACCCAAGAATCTTTATTTTTCTTGTATTGATCAAAAAATTGTTTTTGTAAGGCTAATACTCTTGGTGTTGGCATTTATTTTGCTTTTGCTTCGGCAACTGAGGCTTTGTTGTAAGCAGATATGAGTTTTTTCAACTCACTTAGTGCTTTACGTGCTCTTGCTTTTGCTGCTTTAGATTTGTCTTCGTGGTTTTCTTTCGCTGTTTCATACAACCCACTAATTTGTTCAAATAGTTCTTGAGTGTTCATAAATATTTAGTTTTTGATTAATTTTATTTTTGATTAATATTCTTCACTAGCGGCATCAAATCCATCTCTATATCCTTCTTGATATCCAGTATCGTATCCACGAGTGAAATCTGCGCTTTCGTATTCCATTTCTTCTAAATTCTCAGCAACTGCTTGCTGCCCTACTACTTGTGTTCTAACAAGCATGGTAATAGTATTACCAATTTGATTTACTAATTTTTCATCACCTAATGCTTTGGCATTAGCTAATGCTTTACTTAAAGAATCCTGGATTGCTTTAACTTTAGGATCAATATCAATTTCATCGGTTGAAGTTGGTGCTAAAGTATCTTCAGCAGGAACCTCAGCGCTCATATCCACATCTACTACATCTTCTTGAGGAGCTACATCTGCTTCTTTTTTCTTTTTCTTGGCTTCACCTAATGTAGATTGTACTAATTCTTTAATTTTATTTCTAAGTTCAGACTCAGTTAAATTTTGAGAATTTAAACTTTCAGTAATAATTTTACCAAAAGCCAATTTTTGCATGTGTTTAAATTGGTCGTTCATTTAAGTATATTTTGTTATAAATATGGAATACTTATTGTTTCTTTAAACTTTGTAAATATTTTATGGTTTCTTCTTTATTTTCTAATAATTTCTTTTTAGAAGAACCAACCCACTTTTCAATGTCACCTGCCTCTGTAATGAAAGACTCATTAGAGCCATTAATCATTTCATCTATCCATGTACTATAATCAACTATTAAACTATCTAGATCTGAGTTGATTATGTTTTTCTCATATTCTTCCCATAAACCTAGTTTACGAATATCTGTTTCAAAGTCAACCTGGCAATTAAAACAGCGCTTATATTGTATATAAAATAATTTGTCGTGCTTATTTTTCATTAAATTAGAGCAACAAGGGCAAAATAATGGTAAAGTTACCTCTTGTTTTGCTTTATCTAATTTAGTTATATTTTGTTTTATACCATTTTTAATAGTCCATTGTCTTCCATCTTCATCCCATACATCTCCTTCCTCATGAAATTGTTGCTTTTTACTATAACCTACACCACCAACAGTTCTTTCACTTTGCTTACCTGTCATCAGGTTGCGAAGGCGTTGAACGTCAGCTGATTTGAAATCTTTTTTTAAAACGTTATCGGACATTCTTTAATATTTTATTTAATTTTTCTCTTAATATACTATGCTCTTCTAATGATTTTTGTCTTTCTAAATTATAATCTTTAGTTGGAGATAACTTAGCATTATTTAATATTTTAATAAGAATTGATTGATCTTTAGGTTCAAACTTTAAAGTTTTATCATCAACTTTAGTTGGATTTAAACTAGACTTAACTGCTTTTTCACCACTTGTTATAGCATAATATTTTTTAACTAAATCTAAATTATACCTAGATCTTTCTGGGAAGAAAAATTCGATGGTGCCTGCGGCATCTTTTTTAGAGGCAGGTGTACCTTTAGCAAATCCACCAACTTCTTGAGCAATTTTTCTATATAATTCTTTACCATTTTGTTTATATATTTCTCTGTTGGTTTGATAATTAGACCTACGATTTGGTTGATCTCCAAAAACACGTTTTTCAAGATCAGCTAACCCACCAGATTTAGATACAAATGTACCACCTAAATTAGCAGGGTCATTTATAATATCTAATAATTGATCAGCGTTATATTTGTCTGATGTGAGGAGTAATTCAGTTTTGGCTTTTAATTTTTTTAAGCCACTTTCCTCTTCACCACCCTCTTCTTGTTCTCTTAATCTATATTTAAAGTTACTCATAGTCCTAATGCTTTTAAGTCGTTTATAGTTTGTGATGTTGAAGTAAATAAAATACCTATACCTCCGGCGGCATTCCACTCATTAATAGTATCTTCACGGTCGTCAATAAGTATTTTATTTTTACCGGAATAATCCTTTTTATTGCTCCTTTTTGCTAAAACTAATTTAGTTCCAGGTAAATTTTCCTGAGCCCATAATTTTTTACCATAACGAGATGAATAATCTTGTGAGGGTGCTGAAAGTAGTATTGGTTTATATTTTTGAATATAACTCCATAATGCTTTACCTTCTGGCATCCAAGGTATTTTTGCCCAAAATTGAGCTCCTACTTGTGTAATAAGGTCCCAAAATTTATTAGTACCATATTTAGTCTCATAAGCTTTAGGGCTCATACCTCCAAATTCTTGAAATCGCTTATCAAAGTCAGCTATTACACCATCCATATCACAATAAAGTGTATATTGTGAAGCGACAGCGGATTGCTCTTCCTCTTTTAATTGTTTATATATATCTGTTAATTTATAACGCATTCTTAATTGAATCCTCCCAATTTCTAAAAATTATATTACCATTCAAATAAGCCTCTTTTTCCAACTCTAATAAATCACCATCCTCATTAGTGTTAGTAGTATTAACATTTCCTAATCTACCCTCATTATCTTGAATACGATGAATCATTTCATGAGAGTAAGAACGTAATACATCTTTAGGGTGTCTATTTAATGTATATAAGGTAATTGAACAATTAGTTGGATCATAATAAGCAGTTCTACCTAATATGTTTTCAGCGTTTTTAGAATCGTTATCTATAATTCTTAACTTAGGTAATGGTTTAATATTTAAACCCTGGTTAAGCATATACCTGGTTAATGAAACTAAAGCACTTTTAAAATCAGTAAGTTGTGAATGCATACACCCACAATCTTCATTAAGTTCAATTTTAGGGTCAGCAGTATAAAAATCCTTTTTACGCATTATAGTTTTAGCTATAATTTTATCAGTTAAATTAACTAATGGAATATTAATATTAGTTCTATTATCTGTTGCTACTACTTCTTTATATTTTGTAAGAAAATCTTCTAATTGATCTTTTTTACGAGCTAAACGCTTAAAAAATCCAATAAGTTCAGCTGTTGATATAGGTTTAATATTTCTTGGGTCATTTAATCTGTCAAAAAAGTGATTAGAGAAATCAATATCTAATGGAGCTAATTCTCTATCAGCATAGTCTTCAACAGATTGTAATGATGATTGAGACATTTCATCAACAGTTGTTGAAAGAACTTGCTTATACTTTTCAGATGATATTCCGTCTGGGAGGAATGGAGTTATATCTTCATTATTTTTTAGTGCTTTTCTTAAATCAGTAGCGCTTAAATTTCCAGCAGCCTCATTATAGTTTTTAATAGTTACATTTTGAGGAACTCCCCCAAATCTTCCAAAATCTTCTTCTTTACCAAATACTGCTATATATTGTTGATTAGGATTATTTCTAAATAATTCATAAGCTGCGGCTACAGGGCTTTGTGAAGGTACAGGTAAAGATGAATCATTTGATAATAATACCTTAACATTTGAGGGAAGTTTAACTAATTTAAAAATATTTAAACTATCTTCAGCACTTATAGGCATTTGATCTATAAGTTTTTCTCTATCTTTTTTAGTAGTACCACTAGGTTCAGTTTTTGGTGATACTAAAACAATTACTTCATCAGCATCGGCTGCGGCTGCTTTAATCCTAGCTATGTGATCTTTATGAGGTGGTTTAAATTTACCTGGGAAGACAGCTATTGTTTTAGCAGACTCATCTTCTAAAAGAAATGGTTTTATTAATTCCATCACTAAAGAATTATGTTTTTCTTCTAAAGATGCTACTGTGTCTATAGCTTGTTGTTTTTTATCACCTTTTTCAGTACCTACTTCGGCATCTCCTATTCGTATGTTTTTCTTAAACATTCCTTTAAGACGATCTATTGATCTTCTATTTTTAAATTTCTTAACTTTAGATATGATAGTATCGAATTTATCATTTTCAATATCAACACCTAAATATTTGATTATGGTTTTAAATTAAAATCATATTCTTCTCCTTCGCCCGGTTTTTCAATATTACTTATACTTAATTCTTTAAATAAATTTTCTATTTCTTTTTCGTTTAATTCTGTGAAAACAGCTTTAGTTAAACCTATAGCTAATACTTGTTCTTGAGCAGGTAAATCTAACATTTTATATGTAAATTTACCTTCTTCTTTAGATACAGTTACAATATTATCTATTTGAACATATTCTCCTTCTTTACCTGCTATAGGATATAAAGTAGAAACTATATTTCCATGTATAAAATATTTTTTATTCTTTTTAGGAATAACGGGTATTTGAGAAATTTGTTCTAAAGAACTGGCTAATTTTTGTTTAAGATCTTTTTTATCACCTTCGGGAAATGAAACTACAATATCAATATCTCCAAAAATGTTTTTTTCGGGTCTAGAACGAACACCTGTAATACTATATGATGTATCTAATCCTAATGGTTTTAGGACATTATCTCTATAGTCACGAATTGTGGCTTTTAAATTTTCTTTATTTATGCGTGATCCGCCGGCTGCTCCGCTCATATTAGATATTATCTGGTATGTATGCTCCTGCTCTCCTTAGAGCTTCTTTAAACATAGTTAATGTTTTTTCTTGGTCTTCAGGTTTAAGATTAGTTTTAATATAATTCACTAATTTATTATAGTTATTAATTATATCTAAAGTTAGTGGTTGTTTAGGTTTATATTCTTGATTTAATACTTCTAATGCTTCTTTAGGTTTATCAGCAATTGTTTCTCCAGTATTTTTACGTATAAATCCTCTACCGCTTTTAAAAGTATAACCTAAAGCAGCAAACATAGCTAACATTAATTGTCCTCTATGTAAACCTTTAATTTGGGGATTATCTTCAGGTAATTCAGAATTAAACCTAAATTTTAACCAATCCATATCACCAATATCTATATCTAATTGAGCTCTAGATTCTAATTTTTTACCAGCGGTGTCATATTGAGGATACGAAAAATGAATTGATCCTGCGCCAGAAGCTTTGTCACTAGTGTGTAGGTCTGTGGAACTTGAATTTATTTTATTAACAATTAATTGAATTAATGATTTTAATTGAATTTGATCGTCAGCTGCTGAGCGCGCTGCTTTTTTATTTTTAGCATATAAAATATCATATTCATCTTGACTAATACCCCAACCTTCAGTATCAGCTTGTCCGTTTTTAAAGAAATATTCAGCTGAGTAAGCTACATCTACATCACCGGATTGAGGTTTATTGCCTGTTGAGCCTAACCAATTACTTTTATCATTTAATGAATTAAATGTAGATTTTTTATTTGGAAAAATTTTACCTAAATCATCCACAAATTTTTTAATTGTTGGAGTTATATTAGCTAATAATATGTTTTCAGTATCGTATTCAGTGTTTTTAAATACATTACCTCCTTCATTAACAAATACTTCTCTTAAGAGTTTTACTAAAGAAATCATTAAATATTTTTATCATAAATATGTTAAATATTTGAAGTAATTTGTATTTCTGTAGGGAAATGCTCTGCTGTTGGTTTAGGGTCTGGGTGTTCTAATTTATATAATTCATGAATATATTGGAAAATTTTAAGATTTTCTTCAATTGATTTTGTTGGTTCGTGGATTTCCCAACCCTTACCTTGCATTTTTCCACCTTTTTTATCTTCTCCACGTTTTGATGATTTTAACCAAAGAATTCCTATACGATTTATTTTTTCTTCATATAATTCATTCCATGCTTGAGCATACGCTGATAATTGAAAATCTTGGCTAGCATGTAAAGAATTTGAAGTTTTTATATCTAATAACCATTTTTCATTATTTATTTCTAAAACTAAATCATAGGTACCAGCGTATGTATATATATCTGAGAATAGATGGATTTCACTTTCTATTAATGTTGGTTTATG